ACCGACGCTAAAGCCGTTGAAATTCGTGCTGACCGCAACCAACGTTTAGCCGATTGCGATTGGACTCAGCTTTCTGATAGCCCGTTAAATGCAGATGCCAAACTTGCTTGGTCGTTGTACCGCGAAACCCTTCGCATGATTCCACAACAGGCAGGATTCCCCTGGAACGTAGTGTGGCCTCCCGAGCCTGGTGCTAACTGATGGCAGTAAAAGCAAAAACCGGCACTGGGAGACTGGAACATCAACCTGGTCGCCCTAAAACCACAAGTCAGGGTTACGGCCAAAACAGCCGTCCACGTCGTCGCGGCAAGAAAAAGCTACGGGGGCAGGGGCGCTAATCTAGGGAAAAGGTCGGCTGTATGCCTCGCAATGGAACCCCACGAAGAGGCGGTCATCACTGCCAAGCCACCTGAAAGTCCGTTTACACAAATGGTTCCGGCTTTGCTGACCGCTGCGGTGGTCGGCTTAGCCGGCCTTTTTATGCAGGTCGCCAAGCTGGATCAGTCAGTCAATACGGTTGCGGCAGATATCCAAGAGCTGAAGAACGACAGCAAGGAGCGGTTATCGGATCTTGAAGGGCGCGTTAGGACTTTGGAAATGAACATTGGCCGCCAGCGCCAGCAGCCGTAGACTCTTAATATCCGCCGACCAACCATGGACTTCATTCAGCATCCCGCATTTTGGATTTGCGTGGCTGCAGCATCTGAGCTGATCGCTCTGTCCCCTTTGAAGGACAACAGCATTATCCAACTTGTGTTCCATGCGCTGCGTGCGCTGAAAGGAAAAAAGCTCTAATCAACTTCGGCAAGCCAAGCTGGCAGCATCGATTAGAGCAGGCCATCAGGCAATGGTGGTTTGAACTGACGCTGCCTGCCAGGCTTGATCAAGCTGAAGCAGAGTGGCACGCAACGCAACCACCTGCGATCGAGCCGCCTGTCATTATCGAGCACCCGGTTGACCCTGAACTGCAAACCGGTGACAGCCGCCTCCTCGGTGGTGCAATGAGCATCCACGCCCCATGGACCGATGACGCAAAACAAAATCCGCCTTCTTGATTTATTTAAGTATTACAAAGCATTGCCGCATCAAATGGCGGCCCTGAGCGAGCTTGAGGACGCGATCAATAAAGCAAGCCCGCACATCCTTGGTCGTGATCAAGGTTGGTTCAAGACTTGGAGCCAGGGCGGCAAGCAGGGCGACTATTCCGCAAGCTTGAAGCTTATTAAGGAATTTGAAGGCTGCCACCTGACTTCCTACCCAGATCCCCTCAGCGGCGGTGATCCTTGGACGATCGGTTACGGCACCACTCGCTACCCAGGTGGTCGGCGCGTCAGTCGTGGTGACAAAATCACAGTGATCGAGGCGGACATGTTTGCCCGCACCGAAATCGATCAAATCGCTAAAAAACTCAGCGAAACGGTGCCGCACTGGTCGGCAATGACAGATGGGCAGCAGTCTGCTTTGATCTCATTTGCTTACAACTTGGGATCCGGCTTCTATGGCGCTGCTGGTTTCGAGACCATCAGCAAGCGATTGCGCGAACGCGACTGGGATGCAGTACCAGATGCAATGCTGCTTTACCGCAACCCAGGAACCAATGTTGAAGCTGGTCTGAAGCGTCGGCGCATTACTGAAGGCAGTCTGTGGCGTGAAAGCATGCCACGCTCTGTTGAGACGCAGCAGCAGCCTGCAAAGCTGACACCCAATTCACCGTTCAGCGCTCGACTCACCCCCCACATCACATTGGGTGAATTTGCTCTTGGGCAGCAGGTTCGCAGGTTTGATCACCAGTATCAGGTCGACACAGCGGCAGAGTTGGCGGCATTTCTCGAGCGTGCGCGTGCAGCGTTTGGCGGCAAACCCATAATTATTACAAGTGGCTACAGACCGCCCGCTATCAATCGCTCAGTTGGTGGCGCATCGGGGTCGGAGCATCTATTCAACGCACCTGGGGTAGGGGCTGTCGATTGGTATATCCAAGATGTCGACATCCACAAGCTTCAGGATTGGTGCGTGCGCGAGTGGCCTTACAGCACCGGTCTTGGCGCTCCTAAAGGATTTATTCATACGGGAATTCGCGCAGGACGCCCTAAGCTGACTTGGCCGTACTGATTACTGAATGATCCTTCACGATCGCGAGATCCAGCGCCTCATCGAAGAGGAGCGGATGATTGAACCGTTCGAGCCTGAGCTGCTTAATCCAGCATCACTCGATCTCAGGCTTGGCGAGAACATCATGGTTGAAGTGGAGTACACGCCGGAGCTGCAACTTCAGTCGATTGCGCACTGCACAGCTGAGAATCCTTACTGGTTGGCACCTGGTGAATTTGTGCTTGCAGAAACTCGTGAAACGTTCAACATGCCCAATGATGTATGCGGCATGTTTTGTCTTAAATCTTCTCGTGCGCGCGAAGGTTACGAGCACAGTCACGCAGGATTTGCCGATCCTTTATGGTCAGGTAGCAGGCTTACCTTAGAGCTTGTTAATGCACGTCGATTGCATTCGCTTCCGCTATACCCTGACTTAAAAATTGGTCAGATGGTTTTTGTCATAACCGCCGGGATCCCTGATATCGACTATGGAGAAGTGGGACACTACAACGGTCAAGCTCGCGTGATGCCAAGCTGGGAGCAGTCGCCCTAGCTACCCTGTAACCGAGCCCTGTCTCGTTAGTTATGGAGCACCAGATCGATGGCGTCGAACTGGTTAGCAAAAAGGTAACGAAACAACGATTCAGGGCATCAATCTTTGAGGCATGGCATCACCGCTGCGCATATTGCGGCAAACACGCTACAACAATTGATCACGTCAAACCAAAGTCAAAAGGCGGGCTCACAGTTCCTCAAAACTGCGTGCCCGCTTGCCTGTCCTGTAACGCATCGAAAGGTTACATGTCACTTTGGAACTGGTGGACGCACCAGGATTCTTGGTGCTGGCACCGTGCCCAGCAGGTTTATGAGTGGATCACTGGCATCGGTTCCCTTTCATCTGTTCAATATAGATTTGCGCCTGCCATAGATCATTGGAATACCGGCAGATAGCGCCACCTGGCATGCAAGCGGCATAACGCACTTCGCCAATGCCAGGTTCTTCACCGGTTTCGATGTAATAGCCGTCACCGCAATCGATCGCGTTTGAAGGCACTGCAGTCTTTTGCGAATCGTCCACCGGATGATCGTCCTTCAGGAAACCCTAAATCACATTTTGCCGCAGATGCCTTCCAGTGAATGCATTGGTAGCAAAATGGTTTGCTACTGCTGATGGCTCTGGCGTCGGCGTAAAGCGTTTCGGCTTGCAGAATCGCTTCATCAAGATCGGCGCTCATCAGAGGCAGATCAAGCTTTCCTTCTTTGGTTTTGATGCGTACCCGCCAGCCAGATGGTGACTCATAAAGCACCATCCGACCGGCGTGGTAGCGCAAACTGGCCATCGATTACACTGGAATATCTTGAAGCTTACTGATTAAGTCTTCAATTGTCCCGTCGTTTGTGATATAGCAATCAAATTCGCTGTAGTTGTCAAGGGAGCCTTCGCTTGCATGATCGAATGTACGTACAGCGTCCGTACGATCAATGCGCCACATTTCGCCGCCGAGTAGCTTGATCATTTTGGCTTCGTTGGGGAAGCGAACGTCATCAGCAACAACAGCATCAAACCGCTGAGCGCGGCCTTTCCAGCAGCGCGTCCATATTTCGGGATGGATGCATTGACGTCCCCATTCTGTGCCGAGCGTTTGCAGCATGTGCCGCACGCTGACACCAGCATCACCGACGACCACTTGCTTTGCCTGGTGAACAAGATAATTTGCCCCATGCTCGTCATAGCCAAGCGATTCCAGCATTGGAATCAGCATTAGCTTGAGCGTTTCAGCAAAGGGCACAATCGCGTACCCTCGTTTCTCAAGCTCGCTAGCAACGGTTGATTTGCCCGACTGCGGCGCCGGGCTGTAAAGGCCAATGATTTTTTGCATTAAAGAGTACCGGTTTCAATGTGACCAGCGCGCATAATTTGCGCTGTATCTTCTTTGAATCGCTCCCAGAGCCCCGTATAAGTCCCTTTCAGGCCAGGCTCCTCGTTATCGCGATCGTACAGTTCGTACAAATAATCCATGAAATCAGCTTTGCCGTTTTCGATCTGCCATTGCGGCAGCTTCTCGCAAAGCGTCTCTGCGGTCAGGGGCTGGACAGCCCCAATAAACGACTTTTCCATCGAAAAACCAAGGTTTGAAATAAGTGTCGACACCCCAAGTCACGGGATGGGCGCCGAATGACCCGACGCCTGCGCTAGGCAGGTACATGCACTAGCGATCGGCATCAGGCAAATGGTAGAGGCGCTCAAGCTGCATGGATAGCGGCTCATCGTCTTCTTCGTACTCTTCTTCGGTTGGCATCGCAACATCTGTGTGATCCCGCAAAATCCAAGTAGTCAGAGCGCTGTGCTGCTTAACCGCGATGTAACCAATTCGAGGGGAACCGGCAAGCCAACGGATAAGAGCCGCCTCAATCGGATTCAGGAATGGGTGGCCGCGCATAATTCGTTTTGTAGTAAGAGCAAGGAGCAGTCCCGTGCGTATTCTGATCCACCTTCAGGTAGACCGAGACCGCAACGGCCAATCCAGTGCAAGCATGCCGCACATGGGCCGCCGTTGGGAACCTGCCTGTATTTATTCTTCATTGCAAATTCAGCTCGACCGGCTGGTGTCGCGCGATAGCAGCGATCGCAATAAACCGGACTGGTTGTCTGGGTGCCACAGCTCATACAGGAGCGGCAGTTCTTGGTGATTGCCATCAGTTATCAGAACCGAAATAAGGACATTCGACAGCGAAATTATCGCCAGCCTCTGGCACCTCTAAATCGCATCGCCCTTGCCACCAATGCACGCAATTGCGGCAATCAACGGCAGAAGGCTGAGCTGATGCTGGCGCGCGACGAACGCGCTGACGAGGAGCGGGGATGTGTCGTTTCAATTCTGGCCATAATTGACGATATGTCATGCCAACGCGGACTTGATTTACAGACTGATGCGTAATGCCAAGCTCCTTGGCTAGCTCTGTGCCGGGTCTGGGATCGATAAGAATTAGCTTTACCTCTTCGGGTGTAAGTTTTTTAGGGTTTAAGGGTTTATTAGCGGAGTCTTTGTCAACGATAACTTCTCGTTTTAGCGTTCGATCAAAATAAACAGTCCATTTATGACCACAGCATTTGCATTTCAGCCAATACGTTTTAATAGGCGAACCATTCCTCCAGTTATGACTGGATACGATCCGGCGAAAGGTGTGCGTGCAGTACTGCTCCACTACTTCACCACCTCAATCTCAGCCAGCGGCCACCGTGCAGCAGCGTACTGTCTCGCTTTTGCCGCCGTTTCTGCGGGAATGCTGAATTTCATTGGCCGCGCGCCAGATTGCTTTACGATTAGATTGAACAATTTTGTTTTCGCCTTTGCAGGCGCCCTGCTGATGCCTTCTCCGTGCTGGGTCTTGCCAGCGTCTTCTTCTACCCAATGCATGACGAAAAATGGAATGGATTAAGAACAACATCCCGCCGGAGCAGGAACTTCAATACGAGCTGGCTGCACGTTCAATGACCGAACGCGAGGCCAGCATGTTTCGTACTTGCATCATGTATCAAAACATGTTGCAGCAGGCGGTTTGGGAAATTATGCGCCTTGAACTGGCACTTGAAGATCTGCAAGCGCAAGATCCCTCGCTTCGGTCTTAATCTCGTCGAAGACCGTCTGTCCAAGCTCTTCCAGTAGCAGCTCTTCAAAGCGGCGCTGAAAGATCGTAGTGAAATTAGAGACCGGAGCGGCCTGCTGCTGAGGTGCATCCAGCATTTGCTTTACCTGGGTGGCAAAAGCAACGCAAATGCGACGCTTTTTCTTGACTCGATGAATCCAGTCTTTATCAGCAGGGATGCCGCTGGCATGTTCGCTGGCTAGTGCCTCGCTAACTTTTTCATCCATTGACTGAACGGCAATCACCAGCTCAGCGTGAAGATTGCGTGCCTCAGATGGTGTCAGCTCATAGATCTGGTGAAGGCTGACTTCACGTTCAAGTGATTTGCTGTTGAAGGTAAATTCCATAGCTATGGGTAGAAAAGGGCGACTGATGCCGCCCCGTGGACTGATCAGAAGGGAATTTCCGAGTCGATATCAAGCACGGCGCCACCAAATGCGGTGGCAACTTGCTGCGCAGCTTGCTGTACAACCGGAGGAGGTACAGCGGCGGCAGGTGCAGGCGCGGGTGCTGCGGGTGGTGTAACAGCGCCCGCAGGAGCCCAAGACTCGGCCTTAATGCAAAGCTGCATTTTGGCCTCACCAGTGCTGCGATCAGTCCAGCGATCAGTCTTTACGCGGCCGACCAAATCGACAAGGTGACCTTTTTTGCAGGCATCGGCAAAACGCTGAGCCTGTTCACCCCAGATTTCAACCTTGAGCCAATCAGGCTCTTGGCCGTCATCCTTTTTGGCATCAGGGCGATTGATGGCAATCGTTGCGTTCGCAACGCAATTCCCAGACTCAAAAAAACGAATCTCAGGATCGCGACCAAGCCGACCAATAAAGCGATGAACACTGGCACGAAGCACAGTGGCAATAATGTCATTCATGCTGATAGACGATTAAGAGGCGGTGGCCGCATCGGCCAGGTTTTTAGGTTTCCGACCACGACGAGGACGCAGGGCATCCTCAGGGGTTTTTTCAATGCACATGACGTAACAGCCGAGGCCATCAGCATCTTTGCGCATTGAGTAACGCATTGCTGCGTTGTCTTTGGTCATCTGACTGACGACCTGGGCGATCGTGGTTGGCTTGTACCCCTCGCCCGTTTCCGAATTATAGAACGAAACAGAGATGGCGTCACCTGGCTGCATGGCCAGAATTTCGGTGCGCAGGGGGGTGGTCTTGCTCTTGCGACGCACGCGCTCTTTCACTTGTTCCATCGATACTCGTTCGAATTCCGGCATAACAAAGAAAACAACATATACACTACACTCTTGCTTCGATTGCAGCAACCAATTGCGCGTGCTCGCCGCTGGTTAGCTCGCCACTCGCAGCAAGCTGATCAACGCGCTTTCGCATCGCTGGCATCTGATCTGGCGTACCCTGTTGAATTGCGGTCCATGCCGTCTGGTAATACCCAGTTGGCTGCAGCTTTTGAATTAGCTTTCGCCGCTTTGGTGGCTGCCATTCGCAAATCACCTCTTCGCGGATATCGGGGCTGCCGAACACACGAATACATGGCTCGTTCCTGCGCTTTGGAAAAGGCATGATGTCCGTCGTCGCATAAAGCGTCACGCGCTTGCCGATCCAAGCTTGGACATCACTGCCGAACATTGCGCGAATTGCAACAGCATTAACCTTCGGCAACACAAGCTGCATAGCAGTCTCAGAGAAGGTCATCAAAACCTTGTCCTCCAACCCGTTCTCACCCTCAATCCGCTCCCTGGCAACAGAAGCAATCGTGTAAGTCGCTTTACCATTCGGGATCAATCCAGCCTTCAAAAAGCGGCCGGGGTACAGCTCATCAAAGTTCATTCGAGACCCTCCAGTTCAAGGTCATCAGCATCAGTAGCGTTTGCAGGATCATCTGCATGCGCCCAGCGCGGCACATCCATCTCGACGGCGCCCCAAGATGGCCAAATGCCAGACTCCCAGCAGCGCTTCAGCGTCACGATCGCTTCCTCGCGGCGGCGGTGACCTTCTTCAATAAGGTTTTCACTCAGGATGTTGACGCTGGTGTTATGGGGCCACTGCCATTCGTAAGCAATCAGAATGATTTGCTCGGGCAGCTTGCCGTAACGACTCTTGAACCCCAAGCTGTAATGCGCCATCTGCAGGTCGTAAGCCAATGAATACGACTGCGCCGCAAACATCCGAGGATTCGCCGATCTGGATTTCTTCAGATCGATGAGCAGCCCTTTCTTCGGATGCTCGATGTCAGGCTTGTAGCGGCAATCGATGTCGCAATCCTCATCAAGCCAGAAGTGTGGATCCTGTCCTTCGCCGCCTCTAATCAGAGGTGCGGCATCTGGATCGCGCATCAACGCTTCAACCACCCTGAGCGCGTTGTCTTCCCAGTCGCGCGTGATCACCTCACGCTGACCGGCTTCGGCCTGGAACTCAGCCCAGATCGCTTTTCCCTCCTTGGTGCGGCGATCACATTGCGGTGCAACCAAGTACCGCTTTTCGTACTGCTCAGGCTCAGTGATCAAGCAATCGACCAGGCTTCCCTGGCGCATTGCATCGGTGGGGGCAAACGGCTCGCGATCTGGATCGACAAACTTGGCCCAATAATCACGCGGCGTACCGCTAATAAGTGCCTTCAGCTTCGATGCCGAAGCCGCAGGATGTGAATGGTAATCAAGCACGGTGGGTGTAGTCCCTTGCGAGTTTGACGTTTTCGACGGCAGCATGAAGCGCAGCAAATACATGCGCCATGCCGTCCTGCCAATAAATCTTGCCCAGCACTGCGTCCAGCTCCTCTCGGATTGGGACCAGTGCATCTCGAACTTCGTTTGGTGTCATAAGTGGATAAAGGTACATATAAAGGCTAACATGCCCTTAGCCGAATTGTCCAGCGTGGCCGCCGACCAGTTTGATCGCGACCTCATCTACTTCATGCATCGTGGCGGCATGAGCGCTGCAGCCATCGCCCGTGCCCTTGAAATCTCGTACGGGCGTGTCCTGCGTACCCTCAGGCCCCCAGTGTCGAAGCACGCCAGCAATGATGAAACAATTCGTGACTAGGTAGCTGGCAAGGATCAGCAGGCGGATCAGTGCGACGCGATCTGACTCGCGGTCGCATTCGCTTGCCTTCTCGCCTAATGCTTTGGCTAGCAGGCGCCAGGTCACCGCTGCGCCTCCCGCTCAAGCTCTCCGCGCAACCAATCAGCCGCCGAGTAAACGCCATTGTGAGGCTGCATGCCACGTTCACGAGCTTCTGCGTCAATCCACCTAGCTACTTCATTAATAGCGGCACGAGCATCGTCATACCAAAGATCTACCGGAGAATAATTCTCGCAAATAATGCCAGCAACTCTTTCGACAAGCGATGATTTTTGGTGGAATACAGCCTTGCCGGCATGCTGCGCCGCAAGCTTGCTGTAGTAATCGAGAATTTCACCCTCGGGATCGCTACCCGCGCAGGTATTAGCCAGGCGCAGGTGGTCCTCCCTCCAGGCTTTCGTGTTCACCTCAAGCGCTTCGACTCTGGCGCGTAACTCAAGAATGCAAGCCGCATCTCCATCCTCTTGTGCCCAGTGCTCTTGATATGCCCACTGGTCGGGAGTGGCTTTGTGGTTAGTCATCAAGCTGCTCCAGTGCATGGCGGATGGTTTCAAAGTCTTGGCGCTGCTCTCGCATGTCGTTGGCGCCGGTTGCAATAGCGTGGAGCGCAACTAGCGCCTGCTCCTTCAAGCTCGGTGGCTTGGGGCGGCGGGCGGCCCGGAGTTCGAAATCCAGATAGCGAGCCTCACGCCCAACAAGGTCATGCGTTGCTGGATCTTTGAATAGCCACTCACAGCACGCCTCCAGCTCTTGGTCTGCGCCCCATTGGGCAGCGGCGAAAAAGACTTCCGTGTCTGTATGCGTGGCAAGCATATCTGCCCACTGCTCAACCAGCTCGGGCGGTGGGGTAATGGGATGACTCATCTGATCCTCACGCAATACTCCCCAGAGCTATACCACCCAAGCGGGCAAAACCCTCCACGCTTGTCGATCGCTTCCTTGTCACTACCGCGACTTGGAATGCAATAACTCCCCGAGCTGTAATGCCCAAGCGGGCACATTCCTAGCCTTGGTATTGGTTGCGATATCGCAAGAATCAATGCAAGATCAATCATCAGCAGTAAGCCTCCGAATACCAGTAATCAGATAGGCATAATCGCGAGTCTCGGTCACACCTTTCTCTATCCCGCACACATCGCACTTGCCAATCCAAGTGCTACTGCACCCAACGCTATAAACGCCCCACTCGAGCCCGCAATCCTTACAACATTGGTAAGCGTCACGCAGCTTTTTGATCATGCGCTTTTTCTCGGTCGGTGTCATGCCGCCACCTCCCGCACATCAAAACCTAACTCACTCACCTGATAATCCCTCATTTTCCTGAGCCATCGCCGCTGCTCGCCATCCCACCGAAACCCGGCATCCTTCGCTTTTTGGCGGTCTTCATAAGTAACAAGAGCCATATACGTCTTCTTCGGCTCCAGCGCATTCGCAATCAGCAGCTCCAGATCCGGCTCACGCTCCATCACCTGCGCTAAATAAATGCAGTCAGTCAATGCACGGTGAGCAGCCCAAACGGGCACCCCATATGCAACGGCCAAGTGCATAACACTAGGTCGTTGCCTGGTAACACGCGGCCAATCAAAGTCCTCCATCGTGCAAAGCCATCGCCGCGTTAATGCAGGCAATGCCCCCTGTCCAAACCACTGCTGATCAAACTCAGCATTATGAGCAACCACATAGTCAGCATGCTTCTCTAAAGCATAAAAATATTCAAGGCCAGACCTCGCAGCCTGTGGTCGCTTGGTCAGCTCAGCCCTGATGCCATTGATGTGCGCAACTGGATTCTCATCCGTTGGCAGCAAAAATGAACACTGCCCAATCACAGCGCGATCAGGCACGCTGAACAAAGCTCCACCAACCTCGATGCATCGCGCATCAGCAGGCGTGAGACCAGTGGTCTCCGTGTCAACAATAAGCAAATTCATCGGCGTAACCTGTTTGAAAAATTAAACTCATAACCGCGTTCAGATTCAGGCGTCGCATAGCTTCTGCCGCAGCAAATATGACTGATTGCGCATGCACTCAGCCCATAACGCTCACCAATATCCGCTTGGCGTTCACCTGCGGCAAACCGCCTGCGAATATCATCCACCTGCGAATCACTCAAAAATCCAGCCTTGCGACCACGCCTGATCGGATCTACCTCAATTGGCGGGCGACGACGCACTCTTCTAATCACGCCCGTAAGCGATTTAGATACATTTACAATTCGCGCAATCGAATCGTAGTCATACCCTTGCGTGCGAAGATCCCAAATGCGATCCTCCTTCGCAATCGAAATTCGGTGCTTCATGGGTTAAGCAATACGGCTTGGCCGTAATAAGGAGCAAGGTTGGAATTCATCAATCGATGCCTGGCTTCAACAGAAGACACCGCCCAGATCACCTCGTAAAGGTTCAAGCCTGGGAAAGAGAACACGAAGCGACGGTTAGTCATGCTTCGCCTCCACCCATCCGCCACACCAGTCAGACATATCAACTAAAGGCCAAGCAGCCTCTGCCAAGCAGGAATCAGGCGATGGTGGGCTATAGCGACACTCGCCATGCCGCCGATATGCGCAATTCGCGCAGCTTTGCTCCTCTGGTGGCAGATACTTCATCTCCGCACCTCCACCACCCGCTGCGTACCGGAATGCGTACTGCCATGGTGAGCAGTAGCCTCAATGCCAAGCATCGCAAATGCCCACGCGGCAATCACAAGTGCGCAGACATCGCCAAGTCGTCGTGCTGTCATCAATCAATCCTCCGCAAGACGAACCAACGTGTGCCCAGCCAGCATGCTGCGCACCTTCGCCAAGGCATCGGCATAATCCCGCGCCTCAAGCTTCAACGTCTTCACAAGCTGCGTCGAGCGGCTCCTCACCGTCGCCACAAACCGCCGCTTCTCGCAAAGTCGTCGTAATGCCTCAGCACGACCGGGTGGCTCCGGTACCCCGCCGCGATCAAGAATCTCAGTCCAATCCATAAAAGGTAAGCCTCGTTGGCCACCGCACCCTAACCCATAATCCGCTTAAGCGCAATCCCGCTCATAATCCGTTACGCCAAGCGCACGCTCCGCATCCTCCACACTCCTCACCACAGCAGCCACGCCACCTGCCTGCTCTACCGCCTGACGCCAACGCTCCTGCTCTGGTCTCACTATCCCAGTCGGTGTCTTCACCTCCAAGCTCACGAACTGGGCGATCCGCTGCCCCACCATCTTGGGTGTCACAGTCACCGTTCGCCATCCCAGCAAATCTCCACCACCCGGATTGCCGACACCAAACTCAATCCACCGCCCCGTCCTTGGATCCGGCAACTTCCCACAATTATTCCGAAACATTCGCACCCACGGCAGCCTTCCCAGCGCCAACCTGATCCGCTGCTGTATCGCGGTCTCGCTCATTCCGTTTATGTACCTCTCGCTACCGTAGTTCAAGCTGCGGCTATTCAGTGCAAGCGCACCTCGTTGAAATCAACGCCAAAATTATCTACCGCAGCAATACGCCTGCAGAAGACCTGCCGGCTGATATCTACTCGCAGCTAACCGAATTCATCCGTAACGATGATGACATCATCGATCTAGACGTAGGCGTATTCGTCCTGCCGCGCTGGGACGATGCGACTTCCTCGTAAGCAACGCGATCAAATACACCTCCACTGGAACTTCCAGTGTTGCTATTGCGGAGAACAACTCGGTCGATCAGGCACTCTCGATCACGTCATCCCTAAAGCACTCGGCGGCACTGCAGATCTCTCCAACGTCGTATCCTGCTGCCTCGCTTGCAATAGCTCCAAAGGTCACCGCGATTGGCTCACTTGGTATCGCGCTCAACCTTTCTGGTCCGCTACACGCGAATGGGCTATCGCTCAATGGATTCAAGCTCCTTCAGAAGATCCTTAAGCTCGCTGACATAATTGCGCAGATATGCGGCTAAGTGCAAATGCCGCGCATCACCAGTCTCAAAATATCCGACATTATGTCGATCAACCGCCTGTAGCGCTTCTTTAATAAGTGCGTTCCATGGTTCCCTCACCGGAGTATTCCACTCGCGGCGGCTCGCTTGGCCTCCCGTGCAGCCATTACTCGCTTGGCCCACCCTGGTTTATACCCCCGTTGACGGGCGATTGCTTCCAATTCTGACAGCGACTTAGCTGCAGCTTGCTCTCTTTTCTTGTCCTTAACCTCCTTCCTCTCTAGCGCTTGTGCTGCACTGTCTACCGTTGAAATTTTTACGGTCATTACAGGTTTGCCTTCGCGTTTGATATTTACATGTACCAAGTCAGCGTGAACAGCAGTAACCGTCCAAGGAAACCCATCCTCCCATGGTTGCCTAGAACCCATTGGAGAATTGAACCGAACAACATCGCCAACTTTGATGGCTCCCATCTCCACCAACTCACCATCGACCTGCTGCGGTCCACTACGCTGCACAGCCTGATAAATGTGTCCACACAATGGGCAAATCGGTGCCGGCTCATGCACGCCGAAGCACATTGGGCATTCCCTTACCGCAGGTATATCGCCTTTCTTTTTCTTCTTCCGCCCCTCCAAACTCCATTCACGTTTTGAATCAGGCATTCCATGCTCAAATACGCATCCGGCATGGTCTAAAACTGTGCAGTGCGTCTTGCCTGGTGCCAATCTCAGGCCACGACCGATCGCCTGCAGATAAAAAGTCAAACTCTTAGTAGGACGCAGCAAAATAATGCATTCAATCCCTGGCACATCCACACCCGCTACCCATAACTGCGCGTTACACACAACATCGAGCTGGCCCGTTCGTAAACTATCCAGCGCAAACTTACGCTCTTCATTCGTTGACTTACCAGACACCGCAACCGCGCGATACCCAGCTCGCTTAAACGAATCAGCAACGTGTTCCGCATGTTTAATGCTCACGCAAAATGCAACTGCAGGTTTACCACTACACATCTTGCGATAATGCTGCACTGCGTTGCCGGTGATCACGTTGCGATCAACAAGCTCCTCAAGCTGTTCGAGCGCATAATCGCCTGCTCTTGTTTTAATTTCAGTGAGGTCAGGTTTACTGGGCGCAAAATACTTGATCGGCGCCAGCATGCCATCACGAACTAGGTCGCCAGTGCTGCAGGTTGGGATAATGCAATCAAACATCTCACCTAAACCCTTCCCGTCAAGTCTGCACGGCGTACCCGTCAATCCAAGAATCGGCGGGTTACCAGCAGCTTCAATCACTTTTCGATAGGTGTTCGCAACTGCAAGATGACACTCGTCAACAATAATCAACCCAGGCTTCACCGCGAACGATCGTCGCATTGCAGTCTGCACCGAAACCACCTGCACTTGCTCAAGCAGGTTGCGCGGTTTGCCGGACATAATGAAGCCATGCGGAATATCAGCTCGTTTCAATCTGGTTGATGTGTCCTCGAGAATTTCTTTGAGGTGTGCCAAAAACCACACACGATTTCCTTTCGCCACAGCCGAGCGAATGATCTCGGCCGCAGTAAAAGTCTTCCCAGCACCAGTTGGCGCACATAAAATCGGCGCACGCATACCGGCCGCATAAGCAGCGCGGACATCGGCAATGGCCTTTTCTTGATGGGGGCGGAGCATAACAAGACTAAGGATAATTTCGCCTATAATAGCAGATCCCAGTCAGCTTCGGCGTCCTTGCCATGAGCAGAATGCCAAGCCTGGTGCTCCTTTTTAGTCATGACAACGAGAGTCGCCTCTCGCTCGTGGAAGCAATACCACCCTTGCGCAACTTCTTCCGGCGTAAAGCGCTTAGTGCCAATGTTGTCTAAATCGCAAACGATAATTTCTTGTAATGATCTAACTCCAAGCTCATTCCAGAAAAACCTGAAAAGGAGAGACTGAAAGCTTTCCTTGTCGTGATGAACATCAAGATCACCAACAAGCCCACTGCGATGCTTCAGCTCTTCATGGAGAGGGCGAATAATGTGCCTAGCCGCCAGCTTGATGTGTCTTAACTTGCGCCTTCTATCAAGTGGCACGCTGTCGGAGTAGCCAAAGAGACTGCGATCTAACTTATAAGAAAATACTTCGCTATCGCCATCTTCATAGTGAACCCAAAATTGATGTTGATCTGTCTTGTCTCGGTAAGGTGGAACATCAAGATTTAACTCAACGACAATTGCCTCTGGCTCTCCGTGCGTTGCAAGGTGCTCCTCCCACTCCTCGTGCCACCTCAGGTAAGCCATTACATAGTCAAGCTCATCCCCCTCCAGGGGCGTGCCAGGCTCGGCTTGCTTGCGGATCTGGTTCATGTGGGCTTCATAGTCCCGATAAGCCTTCCACTGCCTGCCCGCTAGTGGTGGACAGGGTTTTTGGCGTCTTGGCGTCATACGCTGAAATACAATGCAGTCAAAACGTAGCACAAAGCTTGCTCACCGGCTACCATGACGCCTTAACCGCTCGCCCCGCTTGAAGCCCCTCAGTATCCGACTCCCCGAGCGTCAGGTCGCTTGGCTTGATCGCCAAGCTGGCGACATCGACACACGATCTGCGCTCATTCGACGCCTTATCGATCAGGCCATGAAGGCCGCCACTCCTACCGTTAAGTAATGTCAAAACAATTTGATCGCGATGAGGCTCGCGCCTTCATTCGCGCATTGCGCAAGCCCGCAGAATCCATCCGGCTGCGCGCTTTTTATCACTCCGAAAACCCTGCTAAGCAAGGTGATTCCGGTCGAAAGGGCGGCCCCGATCCAGCGCTGATTCAACAATGGCAGCAAGAAGGTCGCGGCATTTATGTCGTCATCAACGACGGTGGTGATAAAGACAGCGACATCACACTATGTCGTGCAATATTTTGCGAATGGGACAATCGACCTGTTCAATGGCAAGTAACCGCCTGGAAGGAGCTTGATCTTCCGGAGCCTTCCCTCCAGGTCGCAACAGGTGGGAAATCAATCCACAACTACTGGCTCTTTGACACTCCCCTGTCGCCTGATCAATGGCTGCCCCTACAGGCGCGCTTGCTCGAATACACACAAGCTGATCAAACAACCAGAAATCTTTCTCGTGTTCTGAGGCTGCCAGGCACCTATTACGCAGATGGCTCCGGCGCATTAACTGATAAAGTTAGCATCATCCATAATTCAGAAAAATACTACACATACGATCAGCTAGATTCCACAATCCCAACAGAAGAGCTCCAGCAGGAAGTACAACAAGCACAGTCATTTGTGCAGTACGAAAAGCAAGATCTCGTCGAAATTGAAAAAG